AGGGGTTAATATCCCAGGAAATGGTTTCCTTTAGCGTTGGCAACTCTTCGGAGTGAGAGCAACGTCACCATATAAATAAACAATGATGACAAGACCTAATAAATTAAATCCAATTTCATTATCCCTATTGAAGGGGATTAAATCTTCAATATTAATCGTAAAGGCTGTTATACCTTTACTAATAGGAGAAAGAAACGAACAACTTACTGTCCTTAGTTGCTACCAGAACTATTGTGATCAATTAATCAAAGAGATCAACAATAGAGGACCTAAATTCGCAGTGACTAGGTTCAAACAATACAAACGTATTGGTGAATCTTTGGCACTGGGAATTAATTTCGATCCTCTTCCGTGGACCAAGTCCAATAAAAGAGGTATACCAAAGGTCTTAGTGCCTTTGGCGTACCTCCTTGAAGGGACATGTAATCAGAAGCGGATTGGTCTTACGATATTAAATACCGTGCGACTACTCCACCTTCAACCCATACTGGATCTGGAGGCCATAACGGCCCCCGGAAACCCAGTTAGAGCTGAATTCCGATCAGAATTCGAGACCTTTCTAAAGGGCCTAGAATTCCTTCCAGGGAACAAATACACGATTGAACAAAGATCACTCTCATCATCAGGCTTCTTCAGTTCGAAGATGGGACCAAATGGTCCAGCTGTGATTTACTCACATCTGGATGCACTGGCCCTATCTCGAAGTGAGTCTGTGTACTGGGCCGTTATCAGGATGTTAAAGGTATCTAACCCTGACCTTGCGAGACTTCTGGATACGATGATACAGAAGATGAGTCCGATAAAAGACTCACCAGCTATATTATCTAAAATATCCATGATCTCAGAAGGTGCAGGAAAGACCAGAAACATCGCGATATTAGATTTCTTCTCTCAAAATGCACTTAAACCCATTCATGACATAGTCATGAGTGTGCTTAAGACTATAGACGGTGACTCAACATACTCCCAAGAAGATGGGTTTAGACGCGGAATGCGCTTAGCCCAACTCTCAGGATATTGTGCGTCATTTGATCTATCGTCAGCGACCGACCGATTCCCCCTGTCCCTCCAAGTTGACGTTGTTACGCAACTTTTCGGGAGATTGGTTGGAAAAGATTGGTGCAGTGTAATTTCTGACAGAGATTTCTACGAACCTAGTACTAAGAAGTCAGGTATTAGATGGAGTGTTGGACAACCACTAGGAGC